ATGGTTGGAAAACAATCATATATTGTAAATGCTTATTATACGCCAACCGAAAATTCTATTTATGTTCCTTTAGCATTTTTACAAAAACCATTTATTGATCTTGATGAAAGAGGAATTGAATACAATTTGGCACATATAGGTTATACTTTAGCACACGAAATGTCTCATTGTTTAGATGATTTAGGAAGTAAATATAATGAAAAAGGAAATTTACATAATTGGTGGACAAAACACGATCGTAATATATTTAATAAGAAGGTAAAAAATGTTGTAAAACAATATGAAACATTTGCTGGTTATGACAATATAAAAATGGACGCAACATTAAGCACGGGAGAAAATTTAGCAGATATTTCTGGTATGGCTATTTGTCAAGAATATTTAAGAGATTTTCAAGAACATCATGAAGATATTACTCCCATTCGCGCAGTTTCTTTTCACGCTTTTTTTATTTATTTAGCAGTTCAAGCTCGACAAAAAATATTTGATGAAGCTGTACAAGCGCAATTAAAAACAAATCCTCATCCGATGGATAAATATAGAGTTAATTGTCCTTTAGCTCGTTTAGAATTATTTAGAAGTTTATATAATATAAAAAAAGGAGATAAAATGTATTGGGAGTCTACCGATACTATTTGGTAATTGAATATTATTATATTTAGCATAAATATTTTTTATTTAGCAAATTATTTAAAATTAATTCAAATATTTTTTATATTTTGAAAATTATTTTTTTTCTAATGGTATTATATATAATGGCTAAATCTCGTAGACATCGTAGTAGATCTCGTTCTCGTGGTAGATCGCGTTCAGCACATCGTTCAGCAAATAGATCAATGAAAAGAGCTGCTGCTCGTGGCGCTTCTGCAGCAGCATCTGCCGCTAAATCCGCTTCTCGCGCCGCATCTAAAGCCGCATCCAAAGCCGCATCCGCTGCTCGTAGTTCTTCCGCTACCCGCGCCGCTTCTGCTGCTAAATCTGCTGCTGCGGCTGCTTCTAGAGCTGCTGCTGCCGGGCGTAGTGCTTCTGCTGCTGCTTCTAGAGCCGCCGCTGCTGGACGTATGTAAATAACATGTTTGAATAAATTTATATTATCAAGTAATAATATAAATGACAAGTAAAATGAGAAAAACATATAATAATACAACCCGAAGATGTAACAAATCAACGCAAAAATGTAATAAAAATGCTTTAAAAGGAACTCAATTGAAATGTAAATTAAAATCTTGTAAGGCAAAAATGTATCAATCGGTATATGGTTTATCTGCTGGAGGAAGTATACGCTCAAATAGAGCGGCGTTTTATTAATTGCTTTAAATTAAAAAACAATATATATTATTTTTTGATTTAAAGCGCTTTAAGTTGTTTTACAATATATATTTTAGGTGATTTTATTATCTTCCGGTTTTCCAGTATTATCTTCTGGTTTTCCAGCATTTTCTTCTGTAATTTCAACATTATCTTCCGGTTTTCCAACATTATCTTCTGGGTTTCCAGAATTATTATTTATATTTTTTGACTCTGCTGATTCCGGTATCTCATCTTCTATATATTTTTCTTCCAGTTTTTTTTCTAAATTTTTAGTCTGGTTTTGAAGTGTATCATATATTTTTTGATCAACAATTGCTTCATAAATATTTAATCCATTTACATAATTTACTTCACATGTTAAATATAAATTTATAATTAATGACCTTGTTTCAATTACTATTTCTTGTAAACTGTCTTCTGTTAATGTTGGATTTACACGTATTTGTTTTTTTTTTGTTTCTGGGTCAATTACATAAACAAAAAGACGGTTTATTATTTTTAATAATTCTTCTTGATTTTTATTTGTCGTCTGAATCATTTTTTTTAAATTTTCAGCGTAATCATTAAACAGTTTATTCGTCAAAGAACCTTTCATTTCACGTTTTAATTTTGGATTTGCTCCTCTGCAATTTTCATTTTTATGATAATTTTGTAATTTTATATCACTAAATTTAGTTATTGTTTCTGGCATTACCTTTTCACCAGTAAATACCTTATAAAATATTTCTAAATCATAAATATACATTTCTTTAGTTTTTTCAGACATTTCCGTAAATTTTCCGGTATCAAAATCATAATTATCATCATAATATAATTCTTCCAATTCTATCATACCTGGTTCATCCAATAAATCCTTTTCCTTTCCATCATCTCCTATATTACTATTACAAAAATCCGGATTAATTTTTATTTCTCCATTATCATCCGCTTCCAATGAATTTTTATTTTCTAATGAATTGATACGATTACTACAAATATTTAATTTATATATATCTACTTTTGTATTTTTTGGTATTTTACTTTTTTCATACAATGAAGCGCGAACTGTATTTCCCTCAATATCTTTATATACGTATACCGGGTTAATTGTGGTTAATATTGCTGCGAATATATGCGCAATTTTTATATAAAATTTAGCAATTCCCATACATATATTTTTTTTTTTAAAAGAATTCTTGATATCAAGTTTATGTAACAAATCTTTATTGAAAAATATTACTTTTTCTTTTTTATTTTCATTTATTTCAGCACCATCTTTTATTCTTTGAGATAAATATGTTATTTCAATATCAGTATAGTATCTTTCAATTATATCTGATGTTAGTATAACTAATTTATCACAATATTCTTTATTATATAGTTTTCTTAAACTTTTAAAATCCATTGTGAGAATATAATTTGTCGCTATATAATCTATTATTTGAGATACTGGTCTTGGTTCTAATTTATTATCTTCTTCATTTGATTTCGATGTTCCGTTTCCCATATATTATATTAAATATTTTAAAAAGTGTTTTTATTATATAAAACATGTTTTTTATATAATAAATAAAATTGATTTAAAAAAATAAATTCTAATTTATTTAAACAATGACAAATATGATAAATAATGAAAGAACTAAAAAGAATAAAGATAATAATTCTTTATCTTCACAAGAAAAAGCAAATTTATGGAATGTATTTGATACTGAAGTAATAAATCCGGATAAACCTAAAAACACTTTAGAATGTTTGTATAGTGCTGTAAAGGATAGAGAAAATTGCGAAATGTGTCAATATTCTTTAGCATATTCAGATGAAGGATTTCTCACTTGCACAAATAATAAATGTGGAATTATTTATAAAGATATGTTAGATCATTCACCTGAATGGAGATACTACGGCGCTGATGATAACCAAAGTTCTGATCCTACTAGATGCGGTATGCCTATTAATCCTCTTTTAGAACAATCCTCTTACGGTTGCCGAGTTTTATGTATGGGCAAATCATCTTATGAAATGAGAAAAATTCGACGTTATACTGAATGGCAATCTATGCCGTATAAAGAAAAATCACAGTATGATGAGTTTCAAAGAATTACTATTTACGCCAATAATGCTGGTATTTCTAAGAAAATTATCGATGACGCCATTAGGTACCATAAAAAAATTTGTGATTATGAGCAATCTTTTAGAGGTGATAATAAAGATGGACTTATTGCTGCTTCTATTTATATTTCTTGTAGAATTAATAATTATCCTCGAACAGCAAAAGAAATTGCTTCAATGTTCAATCTCGATGTTGCTAGCGCTACCCAAGGGTGTAAAAATTCTCAAACAATATTAAATATTCTTGAAAAAGATATGGATAATAAAGACAAAACTGCTTTTTGTAAAACTAAACCGGAGCATTTTATTGAAAGATATTGTAGCAAACTTAATATTAATTCTGAATTAACAAAATTATGTAAATTTATTTCTATAAAAATTGAAAAAAACAATTTAATGCCTGAAAATACACCTGATTCTATTGCTTCAGGAGTTGTATATTTTATATCTCAATTATGTAATTTAAATATATCAAAACGAGAAGTTAGATTAATATGTGAAACATCTGAAGTTACAATTAATAAATGTTATAAAAAACTAGAAAAAATGACGGATGAATTGGTACCATCTGTTATTTTACAAAAATATACACAAACGCAAACACAAACACAAACACAAACATCTGTATCAACATAATTATTAATATCTGATATTTAGTAAAAATTCGTAATAAAAAATATAATATAATACCAAATTGTTGTATAATGTCAAAAGTACCTAAAGTTGTATTTATTATACCTTATAGAAATCGCCCCCAACATAAATATTTTTTTTCCAAATATTTACAAAATATTATGAATGACAGTATTTTAAAAGATGATTATGAGGTTTATTTTTCTCATCAATGTGATCCACGTTCTTTTAATAGAGGAGCTACCAAAAATATCGGATTTCTTGCTATTAAAAATAAGTATCCAAATAATTATAAAGATATCACATTTGTGTTTAATGATATTGATACTATTCCTTTTTCATCTATTTTTGATTATGAAACTGTTTCCGGTATTGTTAAACATTTTTATGGATTTACATACGCTCTTGGAGGTATTGTCGCATTAAACGGATCTGATTTTGAAGCTATTAACGGGTTTCCTAATTTCTGGGGATGGGGAATGGAAGATAACGTTTTACAAAATAGGTCTGAAAAAATAGGACTTAAAATTGATCGCAGTCAATTTTTTCCTATTGGAAATCCCAATATATTACATTTATTTGATGGTGTTCAAAGAATTATCAATCAAAAAGACCCTTGGCGCGCTACTCACGATAACGGTATTGATGGTTTGCGAACTATTCATAAATTAATTTATAATATTGATATTGAATCCACTAATCCATTAGATAATGTTCATACAGTTGATGCTGATAATATGTTTATTATAAATATATCTACTTTTATGACTGGAATTAAATTTGAAAATGATAACTATCATAAATATGATTTAAGAGAACCGCCTAGAAAAATAATTCATCCTGATAAAATTAAAACAATCACATCTGAACATTTTACTGACGATTGGTCCAATATACCTTTTTATCCAACAATTCAAAAAAAAAATGAAATGATACAAAAATACGGCAAAAATGAAGCCGAAAAAATTATAAAATACAGTTATGATAATTCAACTGATCCAACAAAAGAAACATTACCTCCTCAACGCATTATTCCGCAACGCATTATTCCGCAAAATATAAATAAATATTCTGCTGATTATGCTAGATTAATAGCAGCAAAACCCAGAGCAACAACATCTGCCAATATTCGTTTAGGTGGTGTATATAATTAAACAATTTAATTGTATTATATATTTTTTATGTAAACATTATAAAAATAAATTATAATTATTGTTATAATGTCTATTAAATGTTTAGATGATATTACAAATGCTTTTTATATCAATTTAGAACACAGAACCGATCGAAAAGCACACGTTGAAAATGAATTAAATAATATCGGTATTAAAGCAACAAGATTTAACGCAATTAAAATGGAAAATGGCGCAATCGGATGTAGTATGAGTCACTTAAAATTATTAGAGAACGCCAAAAAAAACCAATTAAATCATATATTAATTGTTGAAGATGATATAACTTTTCTCGATCCATTATTATTTAAAACGCAAATACAAAAATTCTTTGAATTACATAATAATAATTGGGATGTTATTTTATTTGCTGGTAATAATATGCCTCCGTTTGAAGTAATTGATGATACTTGTGTTAAAGTAAATAGATGTCAAACAACCACAGGTTATTTAGTAAATGGTCATTACATAAATGTATTGATAACTAACATAAAAATGGGACTAACACATTTAATAAATAAACCTAATGAAAGTGTTAAGTATGCAATCGATAAATTTTGGTTTATATTACAAAATAATAGTAAATGGTATTTAATTACTCCTTTAACCGTAGTTCAACGTGAAGACTATAGTGATATTGAAAAAAGAATTACAAATTATCAACCTTTAATGCAAGACTTGGATAAAGCAGAATTATTTAAAGCAATTAAAGAAATACGTTGTAAAAAAGTTATTTAATTTTTTTACTTTCTTTTTCTTGATGATCTTCTTTTTCTTGATGATCTTCTTTTTCTAAATGATTTTCTTTTTCTAAATGATTTTCTTTTTCTAAATGATTTTCTTTTTCCACCTGATTTTCCTCGTGGTATATTTTTTGGTTCATTTTTTTTTAATAATTCTGTTATTTTAAATGAAAAATTATCTCCCATAACCAAAATTGTAACTCTATTATATTCATTTAAATAAACATCAGCAAGTTCTTCTTCTTCGCCTATGAATTTTATATATATTATTTTTTTATTTTGGTTTCTAGGTTGATTTTCTAAATTTGTTAAATCATCCTGTAAATCATCATTCTGTAAAAATGGACTTGGTAAATCATTTAATTCTACATTTATATTAGGATTGTCTTCATCAGGATTTCTTATATATTCAATTGTACGCGCTACCATTTCATCGCCATCTTTATAATAAACTCTAAAATTAGGAATTAAATCATTGAAATCAATGTCAGAATACATCGTTTATATATATATATTATATTAAATATTTTATAATATTGTTTGAATATTCATAAAATAATATATATTAATTTTAATGTCAAATAATTTTAATTTGATTACACTTTCAACCTGTTGGTATATTTTGAAATCAAAATTTGATATTAAAACATATTTATACTGGATAACTAATATATTATCTATTGTTCATAATTTTAATTTAGTTATTTATACTGATCATTATTCATTAAAAACATTTGTACATTTAATTGATTTTACTAACAAAAAAATTAAAATCATTTTGAAACCTTTTAATTGTTTTCACACATACAAATATAAAGATTATTGGATATCAAATCACGAAAAAAGTAATTTAATATTACATTCACATATTGATTGGCAAGTTAATATGTTATGGAATGAAAAGGTTTTTTTTGTAAACGAAACAGTACAAAATAAGTATTTTGATACATTGTATTATGGTTGGTGTGATATTGGTTATTTTCGTAATCGACCAAATGATTTACATACGCATTTTTTAAATAATTGGCCAAATAATAACAAATTATCAGATATATCATATTTTAATAAAAATAATATACATTATGGTTGTGTTCAAAATAATATTTTTACTTATAAATCTCTACAAAATGATATAAATAAACATTATTCAAATGACTCAAAAAATCAACCAACATATCAAATGGAAGAAATTTGTTTTGCTGGTGGGTTTTTTCTGTTAAATAATAATTTAGTAGACACATATACAAAGTTATACGATGAAAAACTTATGTATTATTTTAAAAACAATTTCACAATAAAAGATGACCAAACGATTATACTAGACCTTATTTTTAGTCAACCGTCTTTATTTAAAACGCATACCGAAGATAATTCTAATTATGACAATTGGTTTATGTTTCAACGATTGCTTCTTTAAGTTGTTTCAATATATATTATTTTTCTTTAAGTTGTTTTAATATATATTATTTTTTCTTTAAGTTGTTTTAATATATATTATTTCTTTAAGTTGTTTCAATATATATTATTTCTTTAAGTTGTTTCACATAAAATTAATTTGTTTTCTATTTTATTTATCAATAATTCATCTTTTAAATTATTATTTAGATCATCTAAATCAATAATATGTTTATTTTTATTTGTGTTTGTATATTCAATATATTTATATATTATTTCATTATTTTTTTCATATCTTATTATAACTATTTTTTTGTTAGTTTGTGAAAATGGTATACATACTTTTGATTGAAATATGTTTGTATATTTATTTAAAAATCCATTACTATAAATAATTTCTAATGAAGAGTTGGGATAATTATTATGATGAATAACTATAATATTTTTTGTACATTTATTACGTATTTTTAACCTTATAAAAAACATTTGTTGTTCAATTTTTTAGTTGGTTTTCTTTAAATTGTTTTTAATATATATATATCAATAATTAAATATCTCTCTATATTGTACCAATACATCATCCTCTTTTATTTCATTTTTTATTTCCACACCATTTATACTATTTATGCCATTTATTCCATCGGCACCAATAATGCCTTCAATTCCGTCTAATCCTTTTATACCGTATTCCTTTTCATCTTCTTCTTTTTGTTCTTCTTCGTCATTTTCTGGTTTATAATCATCCAACGCATCTAACCAAGAATCTTTATAATATGTTGTAACTGTTTCATCTTCTAAAACATCAGGATCATCAAATAACAATCTTATTTGTTTCACTGCTTCTTTGTATTTAATTTCTTGTTTACCCAATTTGGCTATTATTTTTCCTATTTCTATTTGTAATTGTTCTTTTATTGATATGCCTACTGTAATACCATCAATAAATCCTATCAATGAATTTACTAAACGATTTATACGTCCCGTAAAACACATACCAATAGATGCTTTCAATTCAATTTTAACATTTGTTATAAAATCTTGCTTTTGTTTATGATCATCAATTAATATCCAAACTCTTGCTAATAATTCACTGTATTGCATATTTGTTTTTGTGTGTTTTGATGGATCTCTAATCCAATATTTTATTTGATCTTGTGTATCAAATCTATTTATTGTATTTGTTGTATTACTACTACCACTAAAAAAATTTATTATTGTGTTATACCACGATTTCTTCGTATTTGAATTATTTGTATCATTTGTATTATAAAATTCATTCATAAATTCATTTATTAATTCTTCTTGTGGAACTCTTTTATATATTTTATCTGTGAGTGTTATAATTTTTTGAATTGATTTTGTAACAGAATTACATATAGATGTTATATGTACTGTTTGTGTTGAATTAAACATAGGATCTGAAACTGATGTATTAACTGTATTTCTTGGATTGGCTCTATTTAAATAATTATTTATTAATGCATTTCTTGGATTGGCTATATTTAAATTATTATTTATTACCATATTTCCCTCCATATTCATATCAAAATTATTTAAAATAAAATTATTCTGGTCTCTCATAAAATTTAAAAATACCTCATCTCTTTCTCTATTCATAGCATCTCTTTCTCTATGAAGTGTTTCTTGTATTATATTTTGTGCGTTATTTCGTTGAATTGTATAATTAGTTATACGATTAAATTCTCGCCCTTTGTGTTGTGAACCATAACAAAAATTGTATCCCGAAATTAATTTTTTCTCTTGAAAATTATTTTTGAACAAAATTACTGAAACATTTTTTGGAAATCGTGTTAAATCACAATTGCTTTCATTTAATAAATTATTATTTAAATTTATATTTTGTAATGATGGTGGAAATGCGCTTGGTAAATATCGTATGTTTGAATTTTCAATACTTAATGTACTTAAATTTGTTAAAAAATGTATTTCCGGAATTCTTTGAATGTTTGAATCTTTTATAATGATACTAGTTATATCAATACATTGTTCTGGTATAATCAATTCTTCTAATGATGTATTTTTTATTTCAAGAAATTTTAATTTTTTTGGAAGATCAGTTATTCTATTTATTTCCAATAAATTTGTTATATTTATATTAATAATATCATCATAATTATATGTTTTATTTTCAATAGCTTCTAATAAATTTGCCATTAATTGTCTATTAAATAATTCGTGTGAATGTAATATTGATAAATTGTGATACCCAAATTCGGTATTATGCAATAAAATAATATGTTTTGATGTCATAATTATACATTACATATTATTTTTCTTTAAGTAGTTTTAAAATTAATATATATCCTTGTTTCTTTAAGTAGTTTTAATATATTATATTGGATTCGTAAAAATTTCCAAAAAGCCAATTAGGTTTTCAATTTTGGACATTTATTTTTGTCCATTTTTCAAAACCCAATTGGCTTTTTGGAAAAAAGATGAGTAGTTGACGTTTGTGACGATAATGCTCTTATTTTCGATTTTTAGTGAAAAAAAGTGTTACGATAAATTTTTTATATATATTTATATAAAAAAGAATTTAGGCATTTTTTATACTATTATAGAATAGAAACGAATGGAAAAAAAATCCGAAAATGCCATAAAATTTAGTTGTAAAATTTGTGACTTTGAATGCTATAAACAGAGTAATTACGCGACACATTTATCTACCGCAAAACATAAACATAGAACAAATTTGGACATTTTAGAACAAGAAAAAAATAACAAACAAAAACAACAAAATTTAGCACATTTGTTTAGATGTAAAAAATGTGATAAAGAATATAAAGTACGAAATAGTTTATGGTATCATGAAAAAAAATGCCAGTATCAAAAACCTATTGTAAATGATGTAAAAGATAAAGACAGTATAATTAACCTATTACTAACACAAAATAAAGATTTAATTGATTTACTTAAAAATGGTATTATTAACAACACCAATAACAATAACAATATAACAAATATAAATAAAACAACAAACAATGATAATAAAACATTTAATTTGAATTTCTTTTTAAATGAAACTTGTAAAGACGCTATGAATATTGGTGAATTTGTTAGTTCAATCAAAGTAAACATGGAAGAATTAGAAAATACCGGAAGACAAGGTTATATAGAAGGTATATCAAATATAATATTAAAACGTCTTAATAATTTAGAGCAAGATTTTAGACCAATACACTGTTCAGATGCGAAACGTGAAGTATTTTATATCAAAGATAATAATGAATGGCAAAAAGAAAATGAGAATAAACCAATACTTAAAAAGGCAATAAAAGTGATTGCGAATGAAAATATAAAACAAATACAAAATTGGCGTGATAAACATCCAGATTGTACCAAATCAGATTCAAAGAAAAATAATTTATATTTAAAAATTGTTAGTAACTCAATGAATGGTTCAACAGAAGAAGAAAGTTGTAAAAATATTGATAAAATCATCAGCAACATTGCGAAAGAAGTTATCATTGATAAATCGGCAGTTCTTTAAGTTGTTTTAAAAATACTTTATTTTGGTTCTTTAAGTTGTTTTTAAATATATAATATTATAAATGTCCAAAATATTAATAAAAAATGTGAAATCAATATTTGTTTTTTGTTTGTGTTATATTATATAAAAAATTGAAAATATTTTATATAATAAATAAATTTAAATACTTATTATAATATAATAGAAATGGAACAAACTGAAAAAAATGAAGAAGAAACAACAAATATATTAAAAACAAGAACATCAACAGAGCATAATGGAATGGAACTAACAATAGCTATGGTTTTATTATATAGAATAAATGATTGTGATGAATTAATAAATATTTTATATGATATGATAAAAAATGAAGAAACATTTGACGATAAATTAAAATTTAATAATGAAAATGATTTTTACGAATATATAATTGATATTGTAAAAAAAGAAAAATATATAAATGAATACATAGAAAATTTTAAAAAAATGATCGGTTCTTTCAGTTGTTTTACACTTGAAAATATTGAATATATTTATGTGTCTGGTAAAATAAATAAACATTCAGAAATAGATGAATTAAATAATGGATTATGTAAATTGGAAGCAAAAAGTGATGTGTATATAAAGCAAAAAAATGGTGAATTTATTGGTTTATCAGTAAAACAAAGTAAAGCGGCAACAAAATCAAATTACAGTGTTCAAAAAATATTAAAAGAAGAAACAAATAAATTATTGACTGAAATAAAAAAGAAATATTTGCTTGAACAAGGATTTCCAAGGTTTAATAAGTCAGACAGAGAGAAAGTAAACGCATTATTTTACCCTGAAAACGAAGAGAACCCGTATATGCGTAAATTAAAAGAAGAAATTGAAAAAAATAAACAAATGATATGTAACTTTCTTGTTGAAAAACTATATTGTTCAAATGTGACTTATGACGTATATGAATTTGATGGAAAACAATTAAATAAATTAATGAAACCAAATGATAATTTGAATGTAACATTTGAAGAGTATTTACCTTATTATTTTGATAATAATGGTGAAAAAAGAAAGGCAGCCAAATTGTTTTATAGACTAACATGTGGTTATAAAATATACAGAGTTGAAGTCAGATGGAAAGGTAACATAAATAATGCGTCTCCTCAATTTCAAATACATGAAGAATAATGTTTTAAAGCAGAACTGATAACAGTAAATACATTATCGACATTAACACTATTACCTAATTGTTTATAAGATTTTTTATCGTCTTTTGATAATTTAAATGTTTCAGGAAATGATTGTAGACGAGCACATTCTCTTGGTGTAATATATCTTTTTTCTTTTCCATAAATTGGTATTTGTGAAATAGCAACAAGAGTGGGAAAATAGTGATTTTTTTTAACTCTTATTCCGGATTGTCGAATTTGTATAAAATGATTAAATATACTATCATTTTCTTTAATAATACCAGACTGCCATTCTAATTTTCCATAAATTTCTCTCTTTTGAAGTAAGTTTGAATGTTTTTCATACCACAAATCAAATTGAGATTTATATTTTTTTATTAATGGTTTATTTTTTGTAATATAATCTTTTTTCCAATCAGGAAAAGCATTAAATTCTTCGGGAGAATAATCAACGAAAGCATTATTAATTAAAATGGTTGGACTTATTTTTTCTCCAACTTCGAATTTATTTATCATTTCATCCCATGCCTCTAGTATATTTAATGTATCTCCTTTTATAAAATATTTTTCATCAATGTTTATTTTATCATCTAATATATTTTTAAGGTCACAAATTTCAATAAATGATGGTAATTTTATATCTGTTCCGTTATAAATATCGTTTCTAACACAAACAAAATAAACTCTTTCTCTTTGTTGTGGAATTCCATAATTATGTGGTGAAATTTGAAATAACTGTAATGTGTAACCAATTTGAGCAATTTTATTTTTTATATATGTAATTACTTCACAATTACTAACTTTAAGTATATGTTTAACATTTTCTAAAAACATGAATTTTGGTTGTTTTTCTTTGGCAATTCTAACTATTTCGTCAAATAACAGACCTCTATCATCTTTAAAACATAATTTTTTTCCTCCATTACTAAACGCTTGACAAGGAAAACCGGCACACAATATATCAAAATTTGGCAGTGTTTTTTCATCAATGTTTTTAACATTATCTACTGGTTCTATTCCATAATTATCTTTATAAACAACCCGACAATCTTTATCGATATCACACGCTAATATACATTCAGCGCCAATTCTGTTTAATGCTTGATGAAACCCACCAATCCCACAAAATAAATCAATATATTTTAAACCGCTTTGAATGGGTACACTATTGTTATCTGTGTTTATAACATTATTAGTAATTATTGTATTATCAGAAGTTGTATAAGAATCATCGTCTTCGTCATCGTCATCGTCATCGTCTTCGTCTTCGATTATTAATAAAACATTTTTTTTCACTTGTGTTTGTGTTTTAGCATTTATTAAATTAATTAATTCGCTTTTATTTTTTGATTTATATTTATCAATTCCAAGTTCTTCACATTTAGCAAATAATTCTGTTTTTGTAAATTTCGTAAAATCCATTTCTTTAATATAAGTACTACTAAAATCAGACATATTATTAAATTCAATTTTTTTATTATTTGTTAAAAAACTCATTAAATATTTACTAAATCCATAAATAATATATTTTGTAAACTTTATCACCGTTCACAATCACATATTTTTAATATATATGTTTAAACTATATTAAAGATATAAAAACAATATAATACATTACAAATGTTTTATAAACAAATACCACTACAATATATTAAATATTATGTTATTGGGATATTTTCATATAATTGTATTGAAACATATATATCTTCTAAATCATGTTTAAAAGCGTATAAACATGGTAATTTATCTATTTTTAATATAAAGAGTGAGTTAGACGCGGTTATATATGGGGCATCTTATAACAGACCTGGTCGTTTTTTAAATTCACTATTTTGGCCAGCAACCAGCATTTTAAATAGTATTCCTTATATTGTATTACATTTTAACTCTGACAAGTAAACAAATTATTATTTAAAATTTAATTTCTATCAAATGTTCACCTTGTTTTTGCAAACAAATATCTCTTCCATAAAATATTCCGTTTTCATTGAGATAATTAAATATTTTTGTTTTGAAACCGTGTTTATTGTATTTAGTATTTCCACCTCCCAATGCAATCCCAGATGTATCAATAATTCTATCATATTCATTATTATTACAAAATAACCAGTCTTTTCTTAAATCGCAAACAATATCAGGATTTAATAGTGGATCAATATCTACACATACATATTCATCATTATACCATTTTTCAATACATAAAGGACTACATCTAATATTATTTTTATTGTATTTACGTCCATGTCCTAATATTAATGTTTTCATCTATTTTCATATAAATATATTTTTATATGAAAATATCAAAATTATGTTATTTGTATTTGTTTCCATTCTTCTAAAAATAAATCTGATGTATCTTTATTAGTTTCTGTACTAAACCATTGAGATGGATAACATACAATTTTTTCTTGATTTGAATTCAAATATGCTCCCCACCAACTAAATGTGCTATTTGCTATTATATTGTGTTTACATAAACTCATCAATAACATTTGTTCCCAATCCTCTAATTGAGGATCAGCTCTAATAAAATATATATTTGGAAAATCATATTTTAAACTATTTATTATTTCATTCACTTCATTAATACTGTCATTTTCACAAAAATATAAAACTTTAACATCATTTTTAATTTCTTTAAGTCCGTTTTCTTTTATATAATTTAACGCATTTTGATAGTATATTTTTGTTAAAAGCGTATATATATTGGGATACTTTTTATAATCTCCAAATCTGAAATGTGCTGAAATATAAGTGGTTTCGTTAAAATTAATTGAAATTTTATTTTTTAAGATTGATTTCTTTAAATCAATTTTTAATAATTTATATATGGAATCTTTATAATTATAAAAATATTTGGGACTTTGAAAGTAACCAACTAACAAACTACAAGTGCTTGTTGAATTTTTTGGTAATACTTGATATTTAAAGTTATTTTCTGTTATATAGGTTAATTGTGGTATTTCATTTATATTTTTTAAAAACGGAACTAATGCTGATAATAATGTATTCCAATAGGTATATCTAATGGTTGAACCATTTGAACCATTGCCTAATTGATAATTATTTAAAAAGAAAAAAGGTTTTGAATTTTCTATAGCATAAGAAATGGTCGTAAAAATTTGAAATAATTGATTTCCCAATCCGCCACATAATTTTGAAGATATCATATTAAATATATTTAAACATAATATATTTAATATTGATTTTGAAAAATAATATATAAAAAAAACTAACAATAATATATATAATGAATATTGACGATTGGTTAAAACAAGTTGAACCGTATTATTTAACAATACAATACATTCAAGATATGAAACTAGGTGAAACACAAAAATTTCTTTGTATTGATCGAAATTTTTATGAGTTGATTCCAGAACTTACTCAAGAAAATGCAATAGATGCTGAATTATTTTTTCAAAAATGTTATATTTTAGATTATACGCATTCTATAAACTTGACTGGATTAGCGCGTTATAATACAGAAAATATTAACAAACCAAAAACATATTTTGAATTTGATATTGAATATTTAAAAAATAGATGGTATCCGCTTAGAAACGGAAAATTGCCCGTAAAAGATCCGCAAGGTATATTTTCAGAATTAGAGCGTACAGATGTCAAACGAAATTGGGAAGAATATGATAAATCAACCCGTATTGGATGGAGAGGTCCTATGATACCGTGGAATATAATTAATACAAATGATTTGCCAAAAATTTATAATTGTTGATACTATGAAATATAATCTCTTAACATACTTGCTTCTTCGAGAGCATAAATATTTTCCTCTATAATTTCTTCTACGGTGTTATTTTCTTCAACGGTGTTATTTTCTTCTACGGTGTTATTTTCTTCTACAATAATTTCTGTTGTTCTATTATAATGTTGAGTTAATATTCTTTGTATTTCTTCTTCGTCTGTAATATTATAATTATCATACAATATTCTTCGATTATTTCTTTCAAGTTCTCTCTCAATATCGTTTCTAAAAGTCATTGATCGCGATCTATTTAAATAATCAATATAATGCGGAGAATGCTCAAAACCATTGATATAATCATCAATACGCGAACCCATACCAGTTCCGCTAGGAAAATGAATATTTCTGATATCAATATTTGTATTTAAAATGGGCATTTCTTCAATTATACAATTATTTGTGATTTCAGTTTCGCCATTGATATAAATTATTGTATTTTTCCAAGATAATCGACACATTGGACATTTAACATTTTTAGTTGTTTTATATATATCTTTTATGATATTTGGTTTTATATTATATTTACATTGACAACATTGACAATACATTTCATCCGTTTCAATAATTTCCATACTAACTGGACAACTGGTATTTCTATCAGTATCTGATATTTGTCTACATTTAAAAAACCAATTATTTGAATTTATTGGGTTACCTAAATTAATCAGTTTATGCATTTAAATTGTTATATTGTTATATATTTATATACATTTATTTAATAATATAAATTGTTGATGTTTTGTGCTATTATTATGTTCACGTATACCTGACTTACGAATTTCAGAACCACATTCACAAATAAACAACTCTTTGTGTTTTTCTAGTATTTTTTCTTTATTATTTTGATACCATTCATTTTTTTTCTCTCTTATTTTTTCTTTATTTTCTTCAATATATATTTTTTGTTGTTCTGTTATTTTTTCTTTATTTTGTTCTCTATATATTTTATATTTATCTGAAACTTCTTTTTTATGAGTTTCATAATGTTTTTTTTTATATTGTTGAATTTGTTCCTTATGAGTTTCTCTATATTCCTTTTGTTGTTGGTTTAATTTAAGTCGTTTTTCTTCTTTTTGTTTTAACATTTCTTCTTCGCAAATTTCTTGACAAAACTTTTCTGGATTATTTATTTTTTCATAATATAAAAGGTGAATTTTAGATTTAAAATGTCTATTTTTATTTCCAAATGTATATGAATTTTCACATTCACATTGAATAATTTGGTTTTTCTTTTCTTTCAACCTTTCTTTATTTGCTTCTCTCCAATCTTTTTGTGCCTTCGCTGATTCTTCTTTATGTATTGCTCTATATTCTTTTTTTTGTTCTTTTAACTTTTCTTTATTTTTTTCAATATATTCTTTTTGATATTCTGAAATTTTTTCTTTGTTTTTCTGTGCGTATTCTTTTTGATATTTAATTTTTTCTTCTTTATTTTCTTCGTAATTTTTTTTTGTCTTTTCTATAACATAATCTTTTTTTTCTTCATACCAATTTTTTTTTTGTGATATTTTTTCTTCTTTCGAAGTAATAGGGTTTATACAATTTAATTTTGGTTTTAATAAATCAATCCAATATCGTTCTCTCATAAGAGCCTCTATATTATTATTACAATTGAATTCTTCTAAAGGTATCATTGTCCAATTATCCCAACCACCACGGGACCTTATAAATGTATATACATACACATTATTATTTATATTATAACACATTGTTTTATGATTATTTTTTCTTTTAATAAAATTAGTTGTATGACCAATATAAATATCAGTTATATTGGGATCTTTACAACAAATTTTATAAATAATAGTTTTAGAGTAATCCGTTTGATATTTTGGCATTATAATTATTTATATAAAATTGTCTTTAAATTAATATCTTATAATATCTTATTACGTTTCAATTTTAATTCAACTAAAAATCATTTGTAAACTCAAAATCATTTTCTGTAATTGTTTTGTTCGCAAGAGCATAAGCATCTGATTTTTTTTCAAAAAAATTTGATTTAGATTCTAAACTTATCAATTCCATGAAAGAGAAACAATTAGTCACATTATAAATCTTTTTGTAACCAAGTTGAACACATAAACGATCAGCCACAAACTGAATATATTGCGTCATTAATTCAGCATTCATACCTATAATTCTACACGGCAATGCGTCGCAAATAAATTCTGTTTCAATTTCAACCGCTTCTTTAATGATTTCGTGAATGCGATTTTTATCCATTTTTTTAATAAGTTTTGAATACAACAAGACAGCAAATTCGCAGTGAAGTGCTTCATCACGTGATATTAATTCGTTACTGAAAGTTAGACCGGGCATTAATCCTCGTTTTTTTAGCCAAAATATGCTGCAAAAAGCACCGCTAAAAAAGATACCTTCAACACAAGCAAATGCGACTAAACGTGTAGCAAAACTGGATCGTTTATCGTGAATCCATTTTTGAGCCCAATCTGATTTCTTTTTGATACAAGGAAAATTAGATATAGCATTGAATAACTTATGCTTTTCTTCTTTATTTTTAATATATGTTTCAATTAGAATGCTATATGTTGTGCTATGTATATTTTCCATTGCTATTTGAAATCCGTAAAATGCCCTTGCTTCTGACACTTGAACGTCTGACATAAATCTTTCAGCCAAATTTTCTAAAACAATACCATCTGACGCGGCAAAAAACGCTAAAATCATAGAAATAAAATATTGTTCATTTTTTTCGAGAGCATCCCAATGGGTTAAATCTTTTGATAAATCTATTTCTTCAGGGCGCCAAAAACAATCAACTTGTTTCTGATACATATCCCATATGTCTTGGTATTTAATTGGAAACATAACAAATCTATTATCATCCGGTATTAACAAGGGTTCTGTTGTATTCTTTGACATCCTAAAGTTATATATAGAATAGATTTTATATTTATTTAATAATATATTTAATTTATAATTTTTTAATAATTGAATAAAATAAGTATGAAGGTACACTTGGCTGAAAGGGACTTACATTTATTACAAATTGAGACAGAAATAAAAAATAAAAAGAGACTTTTAATTAAAAAAAAGAAAGACTTGGATAAAAAGGCAAAAGTCAATCACTATTTAAATGATGTTAAAAAAAACTATTCAAAATATTATAATCATATTGTAAAAGAAAAACAACAACAATATAACGCGCTATTACTACTTGAGGAATATATGGAAGATTTAATAAAGACAGAAAAATTAGTGGATGATCAACTAAGAGTGGCCAAACACGATCAAAAAGATATTATCAAAGAAATTGATAAAGTTAAGGATGAGTTGAATGAATTAATAGAATAAATTGAATAAAAGTTATTTAAGATAAAATAAAATAATAATATATAGATGTCGATTGAAACAACAATAGATCAAATAGTTGAAAAAGGATCTCAAGTTAACCAACGTCTTGATGAAAAAATAAAAGCATTAGAACAACATAATAACGCATTTCGCACAACGTTAATAACTAAGTTACAAACTATTAATCAAGCAATTGATAATTTTAAACAAACAAATTTACAAGGATTAACAGAAACTAAAAATGATCTTGAAGAAGCAAGAAGACAATTACAAGATACACAAGAAGAACTTACACGAACAAGAGCAGAACTTGATGACGTAAGGAGACAATTTGCCGATATAAATAATCGACTTATGGCAACAAATGAGGAAAAAACAACTTTAGATGCAAAAATTGCTCAATTAGAGCAAATTGTTAGAGATATGGAAACAGAATGTAATAACAAAATTATTGGGGTTAGAAAAGAAATGGCGGATAAATCAACACAACAAAAAAAACAAATGGTTCAAGAACAAGAAGAAATAAAAAGAGCGTCTGACGCACAAATTGCTGAACTTAATAAAAACATTGAAGAATTAAGACAACAATCTCAAGACGCACAAAGAGGACAAGAAAACGCAAACAATGAATTGAGAACTCTTCAAGAAAATCAACAACGTTTGCTTGAAAAATTAGAAACAGTTAATCAAGTGTTAGAAAGTCAGTTATCAATGATAGATCAAAACATAAACCTAAACAATCCAAATTATGGCGATTACGAAGTTTTATTAGATACAATACAATTTGGATTAAGTGGTGTTATGGATGGAATAAACTCAGCAGTATCAGGACCACCATCATCAGGACCACCATCATCAGGACCACCATCATCAGGACCACCATCATCAGGACCACCATCATCAGGACCACCATCATCAGGACCACCATCTTCAAGACCACCATCTTCAGGTCTTTATAATGTTGAAGAGAATTTTAAAAATCTTGAAAACCTTTATAAAAAATATAGTTCATCAAAAGAATTACAAGAAAATTTAAACAAAATTGACCAAATAAAAGAAATAGAAGATAACAAATTTAAAGATTTATCTAGATTGTTATCAAATGTTAGTGTTAGAGGAAATGAGAATATTATAAAGGAATATTTAACAAAATATAATATAATAATTCCAAAAGAGATTTTATCGGGAGGAAAACGAAAACGCAAACAAAAACATAAAACAATGAAAAAAAGACGTAGAAGAACTCGTAAACTTGTGAAAAAATATCAAAAAGGAGGATATACATATAGTACAAGTAAAGATTTAGACAAGGCAAGTTCCGTAATAAGTAATTCTTCAAAAACGTCTTCAAAAACGTCTAATTCTTTAAGATCTCCAAAATCTCCTAAATCACATTTCAATAGAAATAAAAAATCGAGAAGAAGATCAAGACACCAATCAAGTAAATAATTTATATTTTAAGTTTGTGTAACATTCCTTTTAATGTTGGAAGTGTTTTACAATGAGCAGGCCAATATCCGGTTATTTGTCTAAATTGTAAACAGGGTAATTTACATCTTTCTTCAATCATTTGTTGTTTTTGTTTTAATACTTTTTTCCATTTTTTTTGTATAATTCGAAACCAAAATGTTTTTAAAACGGCGACTGCTTCATGTGTGGGTAGTATAATATATTCTCCTATTTCAGGTCGAATATAATTAGTATTTGTTACAATTTTATAATAATTTCTAATGGTTGGATGTGTATGAAGTATAGGATCAAAATGAATATCGAGAGACAAATATTTGTATTTTAGATTTTCTATTGCTTTATATATTCTATTATTAGAATAATCTTCATCATCTGTATAATCAGAGTCGTCTGTATCGTTATCAATGTTGAATAGTTCAGAAGAATTATATAAATCGTGAATTAAATAATGTGTTTCAATATTTGGATCACTATTATTTGTTTTTCCATGAATTGTAGGCAAATGTAATTCGCATAACATTAAATGCCATTTATTTTTATAAGTAGACGAGTATTGCATAATAATATATATAATATTTTGTTTATTAAAACAATTATTCAATTTTTTTTAAAACAATATAATATATAGTATGAGTTTTGCAAGAGAATCTTCAAAATTATTAACTAACAAATACTTTTTGTATTTTATGGTATTTTTATCAGCAACAAATGTATTGGGTTATTTAGTTACAAATCAAACGAGAGCGGTAATATTTTTTGGGTTAGTAAGTTTAATAGCATATCATTTTAATAAAAATATGACAGTTATATTATTAATAGCGGTGATATCAACCAATTTTTTAATGGTAAATAAAAAAATGCGAGAAGGTTTAGAAAACGAAACAACAACAGAAACAACAACAGAAACAACATTAAGTAAAATTGAAAATAGTGATCCTGAAATTGCGAATGCTATTGATGTTGTGAAACAAACCAATAATGATGAAACAATAAAGGCAGAACTTAAAAAAAAAGAAACAGATACAAATAGTTCAAAAAAAATAATTGATACAAATAATTCAGATTTAAACACATCAAGCGAGGAAGGCCCTGAAGGTTTTGGAGAAAAAATAGGTGGTAAAAAAAATTCTAATACATCAGAACACTTTGGTCCACGTTTAGATTACGCAGCTACAATAGAACAATCATATCAAAATTTAGATAATATTTTAGGAGGTGATTCAATTAAACAACTAACAAATGATACGCAAAAATTAATGGCACAACAACAAAATTTGTTTGATACAATGCAAAATATGGTGCCTGTATTACAAGGCGCACAAAATTTATTAAAGGATTTTAATATAGGAGGATTGACAGACTCATTAAAAGGTATAAGTGGTTTAGGTAATGCTCCAACAATAACACCAAGTAAAAAATAATTAGATTAATATATTTTTAATAATATAATATATTAATGAAAAAATGTCCACCGGGAGTTATATGTGTTGAAAATGTTACATTGCTTTTACTTTTTATTATTTTGTTAGTATTAGTATCTTTTATTTATTCAAATTCTAACAGTAAAGATGTTACAATAAATAATGATATAAATAATAAAGAAATGTCAAGCGGTTGGTTAAATAATTTAATGCCTAGTTGGCCATATAATAATTTACCTAGAGATGTGCTATTAGATCCTTACGCTGCGCCGTTTAGAGATGAGCGTTATATGGTTCCAAATATATCTTTATTAGGAATGCGAAATACAATACCAATAAATGTATCAACTAACATAGGTTCAGTTGATACAACATATCGTCAAATGGGCATAATTACTCCTTTAAATGGAGCGTCAAAAGATAATATATTATCTTTAATGGGAAGACCGCTGTTTACAAATAGAGATAAATGGCAGTATTATACAATATCAAATCAACATAATAATATAAAATTGCCAATTACATTTAAAGGAAAAAGTGCCTTAAATGATTACGGCGTTGATAAAATATTTGATGGAGATACAATATATGTTGAAGGATATAATGAACCATTTAGAGTGACTGTTTATGAAAATGATACGATTAAGTATTTACCATTTGTTTAACTTTAGTACATTTGTTTTACTTTAGTACATTTGTTTAACTTTAGTACATTTGTTTAACTTTAGTACATTTGTTTAACGGTTGTATTTCGTAAATTAAATGGTTTAGTACGTTTATACGAAGTATTATTATGTTTAAAATGTTTGTTAGTTTGTTTATATTTTTTTTTGGTTTGTTTATTTTTATTATTAATAATTTTTTGTAAACGATATTTAGTTATTTTCATATATTACATTACATATAGAAAATTATACATTTAAAAAAATGTATAATTAGAATTAAATATGTTCTAATATTTTATTTTTACTTTGATTACATTCATAACAACAAATACAATATAGACCCAATAAAGCAACAATTGTTAAAATTAACAGAAATGACATTAAAATAAGATAAATTGTGTTATTCATTGATAAGTAATTGACTTTATTTGATTTATTATAAATAAAATCAATTTTTTATTAAATAAATATAACTTAGACACAATTTATAATTTATAATTAATAATAATATGAAAACTTGTTTTTATTGTGAACGAGAAATTAAAAATGGAACAAAACTACTCTTTAATGGAATCAAATATATATGTAATGAAGATAATAATCTTGAAGTATGTTATGGTATAAAACAATCTAAAATTGATCAAAAAAAACAAATTGATAATATCAAAACACAAAAAAATATAAAAGAAAATGGTGTAATACAAATTAACTGTAGTTGTGGTAACTCATTTTATACTATATTTCCAGTAGAAACATATCCTCCATGTGATAATTGTCCACATTGTGGTATAACTCATAGTAAAGTATAATTAATGTTGATATCTATATATAATCATTTGAGAAATGAATACACCAGATGTCATCCATGCGGTTTTGTACCAGAATTCAAATTTTGTACTAACCCGATCAAGAAAACCAATATTATAAGTATAATTGATCATTCCAAATATTGAAATAACAGAAATAATATCTATTGTTGCGTTTTTTATAAGTGTGTTAGTATTTTCCATGGGGTTAATTTATATTTCAAATATATATTTAAATTATTATAATTTTATTTTAAAAAAAACAACTTAAAGAGAATAAAAAATTGAAAATAATTATATTTTTTTATATATTTATATAAGTATTATAACAAAGTGTATTAAAATGTTCGCATTAGCAATAGATGTTCAAAAAATAATTATAGAATATCTTGACCCCAGAGAAATAAAAGAATTGTATGAAACTTGTAAGGATGCTGAAATAATGTTTGATGAACTAACAAAACATACAAATTTTATAGTTGATTGTAAAAAAATTATATCAGATAAAGAATTGAAATGGTATAAAGCAAATAACATAAAACTAAAATTATTTGAAGAATATAAAAAAATATGTGGAAATCAATATTGGTATAAAAATGGTGATTTTCATAGAGATAATGATTTACCAGCAGCAATATCGAGTTCTGGATCCCAAATATGGTATAAAAATGGTAAAATACATAGAGATAATAATTTACCAGCAATAATATTTTCAAATGATGGAACCCAAATTTGGTACAAAAATGGTGAAAAACATAGAGACAATGATTTACCAGCAGAAATATGGTCAAATGGTGACCAAGTATGGTATAAAAATGGAAAATATCATAGAGACAATAATTTACCAGCAGTAATATGTTCAAATGGAAACCAATATTGGTTTGAAAACGGCAACGAGTATGATCCAAATAAATAAGTATTTATGAAAACAACTTAAAGAGAATAAAAAATTGAAAATAATTATATTTTTTATGTATTTATATAAGTAATTGTGAAAATGTTCGCATTAGCAATAGATGTTCAAAAAATAATAATGGAATTTCTTGATCCCAGAGAAATAAAAATAATATATGAATCTTGTGAGGATGCTGAAATAATGTTTGATGAACTAACAAAACACACAAATTTTACAGTTAATTGTAAAAGAATTTTGTCAAACGAAGAAATACAATGGTTCAAATCAAAAATTATTAAATTAAAATTATTAGAAGAATATAATATAAATGAATATGGAAATCAATATTGGTTAAAAAATGGATCACTTCATAGAGACAATGATTTACCGGCAGTGATATATACGGATGGGCATATGATGTGGTATTTAAATGATTTATTACACAGAGATAATGATTTACCAGCGGAAATAGATGCAGATGGAGATCAATACTGGTATAAAAATGGTGAATATCATAGAGAAAACGATTTACCAGCAATAATGTATAATGATGGAAGTCAAGTTTGGTACAAAAATGGATTAAGACATAGAGACAATGATTTACCGGCAGTAATATGGCAAAATGGAGATCAATATTGGTATAAAGATGGGTTACAACATAGAGAAAACGATTTACCAGCAATAATATATAATGACGGAACCCAAATTTGGTACAAAAATGGTGAAAAACATAGAGACAATGATTTACCAGCAGAAATATGGGCAAATGGAGATCAAGTATGGTGTAAAAACGGATTAAAACATAGAGATGATGACTTGCCAGCAATAATAACTTCAAGTGGACACCAATATTGGTATAAAAACGGCAACATGTATGATCCAAATAAATAAGTATTTATGAAAACAACTTAAAGAGAATAAAAAATTGAAAATAATTATATTTTTTCATGTATTTTAAATAAGTATTCAAATAAGTATTTTGTAAAAATGTTCACATTAGCAACTGATGTTCAAAAGATTATTATGGAGTTTTTAGAACCTCAAGAAATAAAAGATATATATGAAACTTGTGTTATTTCAAAAATAATGTTTGATGAACTAACAAAACATACAAACTTTATAGTTGATTGTAAAAGAATTATATTATATAAAGAAATAAAATGGTTTGAATTGAAAAATATAAAATTAAAATTATTTGAAGAATATAAAAAAATATGTGGAAATCAATATTGGTATAAAAATGGAAAATATCATAGAGACAATGATTTACCGTCAATAATATATAATGATGGAAGTCAAATTTGGTACAAAAATGGTGAAAAACATAGAGACAATGATTTACCAGCAGAAATATGGGCAAATGGAGATCAATATTGGATGAAAAATGGTGAAAGACATAGAGATAATGATTTACCAGCAATAATTGAAGCAAATGGAAATCAATATTGGTATCAAAATGGAATAGCACATAGAGATAATGATTTACCTGCTATAATATGTACAAATGGAAATCAATATTGGTATCAAAATGGAAAAGCACATAGAGATAATGATTTACCTGCTATAATATACAATAATGGAGATCAATATTGGATGAAAAATGGATTACTACATAGAGAAAATGATTTGCCAGCAACCATATTAATAAATGGAGTACAACATTGGTATAAAAATGGCAACCAGTATTATCCAAATAAATAAGTATTTATGAAAACAACTTAAAGAGAATAAAAAATTGAAAATAATTATATTTTTTTATGTATTTCAAATAAGTATTTTAGTAAAGTATTTTAGTAAAGTATTTTGTAAAAATGTTCACATTAGCAACAGATGTTCAAAAGATTATTATGGAGTTTCTTGAACCACAAGAAATAAAAATAATATATGAAACTTGTAAGGATTCAAAAATAATGTTTGATGAACTAACAAAACACACGAACTTTATAGTAAAATGTAAAGTCATTTTATTTGAACAAGAAATAAAATGGTTTAAATTGAAAAATATTAAATTAAAATTATTGGAAACATTAAAAAAATATTTATGTGGAACAAAATTATATTATAAAAATGGATTACTTCATCGAGATAATGATTTGCCAGCAATAATTGAAGCAAATGGAACTAAACAATGGTATCAAAATGGTTTAAAACACAGAGACAATGATTTGCCAGCAATGATATATTCAGATGGTTCCAAATGTTGGTTTCAAAATGATTTACTACACAGAGAAAATGATTTGCCAGCAGGAATATATCAAAATGGAGATCTATTTTGGTTTAAAAATGGATTAAGACATAGAGAAAATGATTTACCCGCAATTATATTTCATAATGGAGACCAATATTGGTATAGATATGAAAGATTACATAGAGATAATGATTTACCAGCAGTAATTTGTGCAAATGGAGTTCAAGAATGGTATAAAAATGGTATAAAAATGGTATAAATTTGTTTTTCAAACAACTTCAATAAAATAAAAAATTGAAAATAATTTTATTTTTTTTATGTATTACAATAAGTATTTAATTAAGTAATTTAAAAATGTTCACATTAGCAACAGATGTACAAAAGATTATTATGGAGTTTCTTGATCCACCAGAAATAAAGGTATTATATGAAACTTGTAAGGATGCTAAAATAATGTTTGAAGAACTAACAAAACACACAAACTTTATTATTGTTTGTAATATTGTTGTATCAGATAATGTAATAAAATGGTTTGAATTAAAAAATATTAAATTAAAATTATTGGAAAAATATATAATTACAAGTAGTGAAACCCAAGCATGGTATAAAAATGGTAAACAACATAGAGACAATGATTTACCAGCAATAATACAATCTAATGGAGACAAATATTGGTATAAAGATGGATTGATGCATAGAGACAATGATTTGCCAGCTGTAGTATTATCAAATGGAAACAAATATTGGTATCAATATGGAAAATACCATAGAGATAATGATTTGCCGGCAATAGCATTATTAAATGGAAATCAACATTGGTATCAAAATGGAAAATTACATAGAGAAAATAATATGCCAGCAGTAATATGGCCTGACGGAACTCAATTTTATTATAAAAATGGGATGTTTTGTAATAGATCAAATATATATTTTTGAAAAAAACTTTAATAAAATAAAAAATTGAAAATAATTATATTTTTTTATGTATAATAATAAGTATTTTGTAAAAAATGTTCACATTGGCGACAGATGTTCAAAAGATTATATTGGAGTTTCTTGATCCACAAGAAATAAAGGCATTATATGAATCATGTTATATTTCAAAAGTAATGTTTGAAGAACTAACAAAACACACAAACTTTATAATCGATTGTAAAAGAATTTTATATAATGAAGAATTAAAATGGTTTAATTTTACAAATATAAAATTAAAATTATTGGAAACACATCGCATAAATATTTATGGAGACCAATACTGGTATAAAAATGGTAAATATCATAGAGATAATGATTTACCGGCAATATTGATAAATGGAGGCCAATATTGGTATAAAAATGGATCAAAACATAGAGACAATGATTTGCCAGCAGTTATTGAAGCAAATGGAGACCAATATTGGTATCAAAATGGATTTCAACATAGAGACAATGATTTACCAGCAATTATACACTCGAATGGACGCCAATCATGGTGGAAATATGGATACCAACATAGAGACAATGATTTACCAGCAATTATATGTACAAATGGAGCTCAATATTGGTATAAATATGGTAAATATATTGAAACCAAATAGTATTTAATTATTTTTTATAAAAAATTGAAATTTTTATAAACATTTTAAGTTTTTTTATAAGTATTTTATAAAATGTTCACATTAGCAACAGATGTTCAAAAGATTATTATAGAATTTCTTAACCCTGAAGAAATAAAGGTATTATATGAATCATGTGATATTTCAAATGTTATGTTTGAAGAACTAACAAAACACACAAACTTTATTATTGATTGTAAAAGAATTATATCGGATGAAGAATTGAAATGGTTTGAATTGAAAAATATAAAATTAAAATTATTAGAAGAATATTCTTATAAAAATGGAGATCAATACTGGTATAAAAATGGAAAATTACATAGAGATATTGATTTACCTGCAGTAATATATACATGTGGATCTCGATACTGGTATAAAAATGGTTTATATCATAGAGACAATGATTTGCCTGCAGCAATATTATTTGAAGGCACAAAATACTGGTATAAAAATGGAAAATATCATAGAGATAATGATTTACCAGCAATAATATACTCAAATGGAACTAAACATTGGTATCAAAATGGATTTCATCACAGAGAAAACGATTTACCAGCATTGATTTGTAAAAATGGAACTTTACATTGGTATAAAAACGGTAAAATGTATACTCCTCCAAAAAAAAAGGTTTATTCTATTTAAAATAACTTAAAGAGAATAAAAAATTGAAAATAATTGTATTTTTTTATGTATTTGTATAAGTATTTGTAGAATGTTTACATTAGCAACAGATGTTCAAAAGATTATTATAGAATTTCTTAACCCTGAAGAAATAAAGGTATTATATGAATCATGTGATATTTCAAAAGTAATGTTTGATGAACTAACAAAACACACAAATTTTATTGTTAGTTGTAAAAGAATTATATCAGATGAAGAATTGAAATGGTTTGAATTGAAAAATATAAAATTAAAATTGTTTGAAGAATATTTTATAACGTTAAATGGAGATCAATATTGGTATAAAAATGATAAATTAAATAGAGACAATGATTTACCGGCAATGATAGAAACAAACGGAGACCAAACTTGGTATAAAAATGATAAAATACATAGAGATAATGATTTGCCAGCAATAATAGAAACAAATGGAGACCAATATTGGTATATAAATGATAAATTACATAGAGATAATGATTTGCCAGCAATAATAGAACCAAACGGTGTCCAATATTGGTATATAAATGATAAATTACATAGAGATAATGATTTACCGGCAATAATTGACCCAAACGGAGACAAATATTGGTATATAAATGGTGAATTACATAGAGATAATGATTTGCCTGCAA